CTCACATCATGGCGATACCGCACACCGTCTATGTAGAACCGTTCTTTGGCGGCGGGGCTGTACTATATGCCAAAGGCAAAATAGATCGCGGTAATAGTGACTATTACCGCGAAGCAATCAATGATCTAAATAAGCAACTAATCACGTTCTGGCGCGTGGCAAGAGAGCAACCTAACGAACTAGCGCGATGGATAGAACTCACTCCATACAGCCAAGAAGAGCATCGTGAGGCACAAAAAATCTATAACAATCCATCTGAGTACAGCGATCTTAAAGTTGCTTGGGCTACTTATATTGAATGCAATATGAGTTTCGCTAATAAGATAGGATCAGGGTGGGCGGCGCAAGTAATTCATCAAAACTCAGCAGCAACATGGGTAAACCGCGCCGCTAGGTTGCCAGAATGTTTTGAGCGACTGCGAGATGTGTATATTGGCTGTGAAGATGCTTTGAGCTTTATTAAGCGCTGGGATTGTCCACACGGTTTAGTTTATGCAGATCCGCCATACCCAAATACTAACCAAGGGCATTACGACGGATACACCCTAGACGATTATCAAGCCCTATGCGATGCTCTTGACGCTTGCGAAAGTAGCTATGTACTGAGTAATTACCATCAGGATATCGCGCCTAAGAGCGCTCAAAAGTGCGTAGAGATAGAAACAGTGATGAGTGCAGCTAATGGTCGCAATGGTCGCACTAAGGACAATATCAAACGTACCGAAAAATTATGGATATGCGATCGCTCGAAGAATATCCGCGCAGACTTACAGGCGATCGCTAAAATGCCAAGCAAACAAGTACAACTAAGCTTTATTTAATTGCGATCGCAATATCAAAAATCTCGCTAACATTTAAGCCCAGATCAGTTGATAAGGAAATCACCAAAGGGTAGTCTTCTTTAATTTCTGTCGCGTATTCCCAATCAATTTGAGCAGGTTTGCCTAAACTCACGATCGCAGATTCAACAATTTCTAGCAAATCAAGTTGATGCAAAGCTAACCTCAGTCTACGAGCATCTATCATTCTGACAAGAGGTGTAGATTGAGATGCATTTTGCAACGCGGCGATTTCAACCTCAGTAAGAGGGATGTGAGTTTGCTCGCCAGTAGCCAAATCAAAGCTAGTTCTATACATAATTACTGCCAAGAAACACTTACAACGCCAGAATCAAAAGAATCAGTACCACCAGAAGTTGTCAATCTTAGCTGGGTAAGAGCCGCCGACAAAGCTTTAGTAGCAAAAGATTGAATGGTAATTCCTCCGCCTTGAAAAGAACCAAGAAAAGCCATAGACCACAAATTAGTAGACGAGTTGACCCTACTTATGGAAATTTGTCCATTAAGCAAAGTAGTAGCAACAATAGAAGTCGTAAGTGCAAGCCCAGAGGAAATAGAAGCAGCAGCAACACTAGGTGCTGAAGTAACCACACTTACAGATCCATCATAACCAGTAGTTTCAATGCCTCCACTATCACCTAACTGGAGAATAGGAATTGAAGTACCATTGGTAGACAAATTGGCAAATTTAACCAATATCTGCGTAACCCATGACGGAATGCTCGTAACATCAGAGCTAACCCCACTTAACGAAAATGGCGTGCCTTGCGTGTAAGGCTGAGCTAACTTTGCTGGCACTATTGAAGCGTCAGGGATAATGAAGGGATTAGATAAAATAGTTGCCATTATGTACCCTCCTCTATTCTCATAAATCCATTAACTGATGCCCAAATACCAGTAACAATACCAGTGTAATCATCAAAGTATTGGTAGCCTTGTGGTTCTAGTCGATACACTGATGAAGTAGAAGCTGTAGCACTCTTAGCTATATAAGCAACTGAAGTGCTGTCGTTCCTGAAGGATGCCCACTTACGATTAGTGTTGAGTGCTAGTAGAGTTACTGATGTAGCACTACTAGCAACTGAGTTAGTAGGAGCAGTTGTAGCTTTATGGGCAGCACCACCAGAACCGCCACCAGAACCGCCACCACCGCTATTCACTAAATAACTTTGCAATTTTAGTAGGTTTTGCAAAGGCAATTGATCGGCTGACACTTCTTCCAAACTGCCTTGGAAGTTTGATTGTATATAAGCGTCCAGATCTGTCTGTAAATCAGTTTGTACTGTCATTTTTATTAAAATAGGCTATTTCAGTATTCTTGATCCTGCACCAACACCGCCAGACATGACGGGCTTTGTTGATTAAGCGGGTGGATAGCGTAAGTCTCGACTTTGCAACAATGATATCTGATCTGGCTCCAAAATCAAATTACCCGATAATTTCTCGACTCCAACATAGCCGCCAACAGGTAAAGGCATATTTTGAGCAGGAAAAAACAAGAATTTAGAATAGTCTGCGGGATCTGCTTCAGGTGGGATTTCGGTGACAAATCCAATCTCAGGATGAGGTTCAGATGTGAGTTGATAAACTTCATAGCTAGTCTGTCCCGAGCTAGCAATGAGAGCTTGAATTTGATCAGTATTTGTGCCATCAAATTCAACGATGCTGGATAGTACTTGAGTAAGGATATATTGTTTAATTTCACGCATTTTGAGAATCTCCTATATAGTGAGTAAATCTTGATAATTAACCGTAGACCCTGCTAACGCGGTAATAGCGGAGTTTGAAATTTCACTCGCAAAACGAGCGATAACGTTACCACTAGATGCGGGCAAAATATGCCCCTCTATGAAGGCAATGTTTCCAGTCGCTAAACTTGTCGCGTTTGAAGTGGCAGGAAAATCATAAGCAGAGCCATAGTTAAGACTCTGGGAAGTGGCTGTGATTGTGTAAAATGAAAGGTAATTTAATCGAGTAAAGCTAGGACCATTGATCGACCAGCGAGATCCAGTGGTAGTTACGGCGGCGTTGTAAGGGATAAGGAATTTAAACCATGTCACTACACCCTCCGTAACAGGGAAGCTTAACCCCGTCACGTCCTGCATCGTGTTAGCCGTCGCATTGTTATTAATGACGTTATTGGCTAGCACAACCTGAGAAACATCACTAGATAATGGGTTGTTGCCATTAACTAAGCCATTTTTGATCGAACCATTGTTTTGGTAGACCACCCATCCTTGTCCCTCGGTATAGGTCATTAATTCGCCTATCCCAAGCACACACTTAAATAGTGTCCCTAAAGTGCCATTGCGATTAAGCCTAATAGTTACCGTTGCGTTAGCTGTGTCGGTATTAAATACGCTAAGAAAATCAACTATTCTCTGAGTGCTAGAAGCAGGGGAGCCAACTAAATCAACGGCTGTAGTACTATTAGTCGCAACCAAGCTAGGGGCGCTACCAGAATATGCACTAGTTGAAATATCCTTGTAAGTTGCGACACAATCAAGTTGATTAGTGGCAATTGCGCCGCCTAAAATCACTTGTATTTTATCGGTAGTAGTAGATAGAATTAACATTAAAGCCTCAGCATAGCGATTGCCGTAGTTTGTGCAAAAGATAGGCCCGACGAGCCAGATCCGCCCGTATTAGTAACCCAAGTCATTACACCCGTGCCATCGGTTTGTAAAATCTGTCCCGAAGTTCCGTAATTTGGCGGCAAAGTAAAAGTTAAATTTGCGCCCTGACCCGTTGCTGGTAATTGCAAAATAGTTCGCCAGTCAGATCCGCTTTGACTAGCTCCAGCATTAAGCATGAAGCTAGTATTAGTGATTCCCTTTAGATCAGGTATTAAGCTCATTTAATTATGATGGTACAGAGTAATACACCAAGATTCTAGCAGCTCCAGCACTAGCGCCACCTGCTGCGTAAGTAGCGATCAAAGCTTCACTAGCCGCCGCCTCTCCAGGATTTGTTTCGTAAACATCTTTAGCGATGCCTTGCAAGACGTTTTGAGACGAGCCCATATATTTAGAGGTAGTGCCAGCAATCCCCACAGTTACGTTAGCAGTGCCATTAAAAGGCGTATCAATAACGACTTGGATTTTATGGATTACAGCATTAGCTGGAGTCGTAAACAGTGTTAATGGTGAAGACGTACCAAAAGCTAGCGAAGTAGTATCAACCGCCATTTTGTCGGCAGATCCGCCCACCCCAGCCCATGTTAAATTACCACTGCCATCCGTCTGCAAATACTCAGACGGCGATCCGTCTGTAGTAGGTAATGTCAGTGTGTAGCCGGCCGCCATACCAGTTGCAGGACGATTGATTGTAATAGACCAATCCGCGCCTGTATTAGCAGCGTCAGCGTTGATAATCAGACCAGTGTTGCCAGTTGTTTCAAATTGGCTCGCTTGAACCTTTACGTCGGCATTATCAGCAGCATTACGAGCAGCAATCCCACCCGTAATATTTTTCCAAGCATTTACGCCGACGCGAAAAATGCTTTCTGTCGTACCTTTTAGATCTTTAAACAGCCCCATTTCTTTTTCCTATTCGTAATAAACAATAACAACGCCTGATCCTTGAGTAGCGCCCATACCAGTATTAAGAGTTAGCAAAATATTGGTATTTGACGCATATTTATAAAACGGAGTCGTTGCGTAAACATCCGTAGAAAGCGGATTATTTTGTCCTGTAGTCATTAATCTCTGAGTGTTGCCACTATCACCTACAGAAATAGTAGAAACGACATTAAAGGCAACATCAAAAACAATTTCAACCTGAGTAATCCGTTGCCCTGCCGTCAATGCATAGATCGTCTGTGTAGTCACATCGCCATAACTAAAATTTATGGATTTTTGCTTAGCTGATACGCCAGTGTTATTAATCTGGATTGGTGCAGATTTAATAATTCGTGTTGGCGAGTTAAGGACTTTAACTATTTGCGTCATGGCATTGGTACAGGATTAACGACGTAAGGGGAGATCTCTATAAATATTCTGGCGATCCTCCAGCTATTAACTGCAAAAAACAATGTCCAGTCCATCGACCCGCGGGGGACATGGCACCTGTCTGAATTGCGCTAAATTCAAATTCCGCTAATCCGTTAGAGTACTTTGTAACAGTAGGGGCA